GCTAAATCTGTCGTAAGTTCTTACCATGCCTTTTAAAGCTTCTGGTGACTTACGTCGTGCGCCCGCGCGTAGCCGACCGGCCCCCGTTAAGGGCCAGCCCTCATCTAAATCCGCCAGCGGTGATGAGGTTAAGCGATGTTGCGAGTGTGCCCGGCACACTCGCGACGTCAAGGAGACGATCCACAATGGGTTGCTGTTTCTTCGGGTTCGGTATGGCTTGCCATACTGCGAACTTCCGGACTGCGACCCTGGATCTCTCTCACGCCTTCTTGGCTTCCTTTTGTTGCAGGGTAAGGAGCGTGACCCTGTGACCTTTCCACGCCGCCAGGGCAGGAAAGATGAAAACGGTCTCTGTTCGCTACAGAGATTGGGGAGGAAAGAAAGATGGGGCCTTGCCCATAGTCTTTCGTCAATTAAACGCAACCTGCCATCGGGTTGCTCCTCTCACACTCCGTCAGCGCGTAAAGCTTGGGAAAGCAACGCGCTCTCTCAACCCCCCCCCTCATCCCCCGAGTATCTTGCACACGTCCGGCGTGTTGCTACTCGGCTCTTCCCTACTAATTGGGATAAGGACTATCTTCGCTTCGTCGGCGAACATGTCCCTAATCCTACTGCTCGTGCTACAAAGAAGTCCCGTGCGGACGTTCTTTGGATGGGCAGAAGAGAAGAGTTCATCAGCGCTTGCACCGAAGAAGGTAAAGTTCGCCCTTTACTTTTTGCACGCTACAAGGAGGTTCCGTCTGCGGGTAAGTCTCGTCCGTTGCTCATCTTTGATGAGTATTCGGACGTCCTTGCGCCGCTGCATAGGCTAGTCTACTCACACCTAGCCCGTACGACGGATTGGCTGCTTGTCGGTCCTCCTTGTGATGATAGGATGACATCTGTCTGTGTCAACGAGTACCAAACCTCTGTGGATTTGGTAGCTGCAACTGACGGCCTAGCTCACGACGTGAGTCAGGCACTCCTCGATTGCATGTTCTTCACCTCTGTGAAGATACCCCGTAGCGTTCGCTCGTTGGCGTCCGCTTCTCTGTCTCCTGTCTTTTTGGACAGTGACGGGGTGCATCGAAGGGTCAGGCACGGACAGATGATGGGGGCCTACCTCTCCTTTCCCTTACTGTGTCTTCATTCTTACTGTGCCGCCACTTGGGCGGCTAGGTTCGATGAAGACGCCCGTTTTCTCGTGAATGGGGATGACACTGTCATTTCCGCAGCACGAGAGGTCACCGTGCAGGACTATCCATTTGGATACCGACTCAACGATGACAAGACGATCCGGGCCAAGAACGTGGTAGAGGTCAACTCTACCGCGTTTTTGAAAGTCAGCGGGAGATGGCGTGAAGTACGCCATTTAAGGAGAGGAGGTGCTCTTACCGATTATGCGGGCATGATGCACATGGCGAAAGCCACGGCATCTGACGCATGTTGGACCGACGCGTTTGCGCGTTGTCGGATCGGTAGGAGATGGGGTTTCCTTCCTTCTCAACTAGGTCATTTTACCTATGCTTCCTGGCAGAGGGAGAAGCAAATGCTGCGTCGTAGAACTTATACGACTCTTCCGGTGGAGGCCCCTATGGCTCCATCAGCATTGTTGCGAGTGATCTCCGGAAGAGATCCTCGGCCGTTAGAGAGAGCAGCTCTTCGTGAGTGCATGTGGGCTAACGGTAGAAGGAGGGCTTTGAAGAGAGATGTATGGCGTCCGTCCTGCGGCGCCATACGTCGGACATACTCATACCGGCTCAGTCCGGCATGGTCCCTACCCAGTTTCGTCGGCTGGTCGGGGAGGGGGCGACGACCCTACGTAAAACCGTCCAGTTTCGAGATCCCTGTGGATTTCGAGACTGAAGAGGAATCGCTGGGTCTCTTTGTGTTGGATCGATGGCGCCTGGCCCTCGATTCGCTGGTCAAAGAGAGTGAGAGAGAGGTGGGCTAACCCATCGTCTCTGGTGATCGCGTTGATCATTGTGGATGTTGCACCGGTGCGCGAAGGGGGCGGCGAGATAGTGATGCTGAAAATATCGCTATTGGACCTGCTTACGGTACGCGTCCGTTCAGAGAGGGCATGATAAGAGTCCCTCCACCGTTCGGCCTACTGTTGTGACCTTAGTGCTGTTAATGGGAATGCTGAAAGAATGTGATTCGTCGCGGGGCTCGCAAGAGCAGGGCGATCAAGTCGGACCGTTTAGTACCGCCGGGGTACGGACGGAGGCTCCGAAAGCGATAATGAAGATAACTGGCTACGGCTCTGTCCTGAGAGGGGGCAGTTAACAGTGAA